AGCCAAACCCATAAAAACCCAAACCTGGCAAGAACTTATAACTGACAAACCAATCTCTACGTTTTTTCTTTTCGTCATCTTCTTTGTAATTGCGTCTAATGCTGACAATCTTTTCACTATCATAATCAATTGTGATCACATATGGAGTGGCTACAGCATTTTCATCTTCAGGATCTACCTCATCGATTTCATCAAACAATTCATAAACATGCATTTCCAACAAAGTCATAACTTCATCTTGTTGGTCATCACCATAAGTATTAACACCTTCGACTTCTCCGATAGTGTCACCAGATGGATCAGAACCATCACCTGAATATTCACTAGGTAAATAATATCCAGATTGGACATACTTATTATAATCGTTTTTAGGTAAACGAATTACTTGTGTATATCTTGGTGAAGTCATAAGATCTTTGCTCTCTGGAGCAACGACAAAATCTTCAGCTTTAATAAACTGAGAACATTGCCTACCCATATTACTATCCCACCAGACTTTCTTAAATGTCTGACCAACTAATGGTAAATGAAACAGCATTTGATCCAGATCAGGAAAGTATTCTGGCATCTCTTCAACAATCTGATAGTTCATATATTCACGAACTCTTCTGGCTTGCTCTTCTGTCTCTTCATTCGGAGTACCAACAATAACAGTTTTAACTGGACCACCAGATGGATAAAGTTCTGCAATAGCTCTGGCATTAAACTGAGTTGCAGCTTCTGCAATCATAGGATGTACGACTGTTGATAAACCTCTGGTAGCTCTTTCTTCTTCTGATTCTTCTTGACCACCATCAGGATCTAATGTCTTTAATCCTTTTTTATATCGTTCTTCCCATTCCGACCTAGCACTTTTATCATCTTCATAAAGCGAGATAAGAGTTGAAGCTTTCTTCTGTAACTCTCTCTCATTAATTTTTTCAGCCAGATTTTCATCAAACTCATCTTCAGTCTCTGCAACTTGATCTGTATCTGGATCTCCAACAAGAACTTCATCACCAACTGATTCGACTTGTAAATCATCTGGTGGAGCACCTTCAGCAAAAGGAATTTCAACCATATAATGTTATCCTCTTTCTCTCTTCAAAATCATCGTCAATATCATCATTTGAATGTGTAACAAACCAACCCTTGCGTAATCTTAACCAAGCCTGAGTACAAGTGTCAACAATATCGTCATTTTCAGTGGCAGGGAAAGTTGCACATATATCAATTAGGTCTTTACACCATTTTTTGTTTGAAGGATACCAAATTCTGCCATCTTCCAATAATGCAGATGATGCATGTGCTCTGGCTTCCTTGTCTCTGTCAGGCATATATTCAATAACAGGAACTCCTGCCATGCGTAAATCTTGCAGTAAACTTTGACCAGAAGCCTTCTTTTCTATCAGTACAGCATCAGGTTCATAGTCATAATAAGATTCCTGTGCGATCTTTCTTAATTCAGGATAGGTAACTCTATCATACCACATGTCTAACACTATGGCATTTACCTGACCATTTTTTCTAAACACCCCCCAAGTAGTTCTGGCAGAATAGGATGTTTTTTCTTTGGTGCTAAATGCAGTATCCCAAGATTGTAGAACATATTCGATGTCAGGAAGATTAGAGTTCTCCCAAGGAACCCACCACTCAGCTTTTAAGATACCACCACCCTTGGGCATAGGTCTTTGTTGCAATTGACCTGCTGATGCGTAACTCCCAAGACTCTTTTCAATATTATCCAAAGTCTTTTTGTCAATACGTTCTTCCCACAACAATTCACCTTCTCTTGTCCTTGGATCTGTGAAACCAAGGATTGATTTGGTCGGTGTTGGATGTCCGACCTCATATCTAGCAGGTAAACATAAATGATCCCATTCATCGTATTGATTCGCTAATATATGTCCTGTTAAATCTTTTTCATGCACTCTTTGCATAATTATAATAAAAGCACCAGTCTTTGGATCATTTAATCTGGTTTGCATTGCCTGATCCCACCAGTCTAAAACACTTTCACGAACTGTAGCAGATTCGCTTTCTCTGACGTTATGTGGATCATCAACTACAATTATATCACCACCTTCACCAGTCAGAGCACCATCAACTGACGTTGCAATTCTAGCACCAGTTTTATTATTTTCAAATCTTTGCTTTTGGTTTTGGTCAGATGTTAAGCTAAACGAATCACCAAAATGAGTTTGATACCATTTACTATCCAATAATCTCCGACACTTAACACTATCTCTAATGGATAATGAACTGGCATAAGAAGCATATAAGAATTTTTTGTCAGGCTGTATGGTCCAAGTCCAAGCAGGTAATACAACAGCCACAGAAATAGACTTCATATGTCGAGGTGGTACATTGATAATAAGTCTTTTGATATCACCTTCAACAACAGCTTGGAGATGTTCACCAATTGCATCGATATGCCAATTGTTTTGAAAGTCTACACCAGGCTCAATGGAACTCCAACTAGCCTTCGTGAACTCCCTCAATGACCTTCGGTACTTCTCTGCCCTTACTTGTTCCAGTGACAGATTGCTCAAGAACTCTTTCAAGTTGGGCAAGTTGTTCATTATCAATCCTAGATAAATCTATTATATGTCTTTGTTCAATAGTAGTATTTGTTTCCTGTTTATCAACCCAACCTGCTCTATTCTTGAGCCAAAAAATCATAGCTGTATTATCTTTATCGACAGTAGCCTTTTCATATAAAGCATTTGTTACATCGACAATACCAGAAGCTCGACCTCTTTTTAATGCGTCAGAGAAGTCAGGATTTTCAATTTGTCTTTCGTAAATCGTTGCGTCAGAAACCCCAAAGACTGCTGCTATTTGATCGACAGTTAATCCCTTTGAAGCAAGATGTTCAGCCTTTGCACAAATAGCTTCTGTGATTTCAAATTTAGGTCTACCGATTTTCTTTTTCATGTCTTACCTTTCTTGCAGTGGTTAGCTGTTTATTTATATATAACGTATAAAACCAAAAAAAGAAACCCCACAAAAGTGGGGCTAAGTTAGGGCAGAAGGGAAATATGAATATTATATTTTTTCTTTATACCATGTATTTTGATCTAACCAAGCTTTATTTCTTCTTTTTCCTTTTCCAAAAAACAAAGACCGACAGATATAACCTTCATTTTGATACAGTTGTTCAATACAATATTGATCTTTGAATCGTTCATGGATTTCTTCACTGAGTCTATCTTTGAGAATAGACAATTGTTTCATGGTCATTTCTTTAATGTGTTTATCTTTGATTAATTTATTCCCAACATCAAAATCATTCATTCTATTCTCCATAATCTCCATAGGTTTGCATGGCCCATCCAATCTCCTGCGAATCTTTTAGTTAATTTAATCTTATAAACTTTTTTCAAATACTTTTGAATTTCATTAGCTTTTGTTTCAGAGTTAATTACAAAGCTATCCCCAATTTCCATATTCTCGACAAAATCATAAACATTATCACCATATTTAGCTTTTGGCATTGGAATGTTTTTTTCAATTTTGTAGTAAGTCTCCATTATTTTTCCTTTCTTAATCTTCAAGTGTTAGACATAACCCTACGATAACAAACACAAGAGCTATGAATAACACAAAAATCCATATAAAAAATGCTAAGTCCAAAATTCATCCCAGAACATATCAAGCTCTCTAGTCTTACTAATATTTAATGCTGTTGTAGTAATATCATCAAAGTCAAACATCAAAGTATGAAACTCCTTAAAACTATCACAATCTCCGATAATCTCTTGAGCATGATCCCAGAACTTCTCTTCTAAATCTAATATCCAATTTGACATTCCCATTTGAACTTCCTTTCTAAAGTTGTGGGGGGATTTCTCCCCCAGTTAAATTAAGTTGTGTAAGTTTCGCCAGTAATTATATTCACCATTTTCACTCCAGATCCCATTGCAGCTCTGGCTTCTGATCTTTGCTCATTGATTTCTTCTTGAGTTCTGTTTGCTTGGTTCTTTGTGTAATCAGCAAAAAAGTCTGCTAAATATTCTTTATATGCTTTGTTAGTCGCTTCAGCAGTAATTTCGTTTATGTAACCTTTTTCAAGTAATTCTTTTACATTCTCTTTATCAAAAGGTCTAAATCCCTCACCTTTTATACTAACACCTACTGCACCACACAAAATGCTAAAGTCACCTTTTAACCACTTTTCTTCAATATATGATGTCATCTTTTTTCCTTTCTAAATGTTAAACTTGAAGTTTATTGTGTCTTGTATAGTATCCCAACCAGTGCCATCATCAGTCATCGTAACGATACGGCCAGTTTTTTCAGATTCAATTCTGACAGTCACAAACTTGCCATACTTTTCAGCTAACCAAGTATTCAACTCATCAACGCTATTAAGATACTCTTTATGAGATAAGCTACCATCTAAATTTACTTTATTTACTATCATTTAAACTTCCTTTCTTACTCTCTATACCATTATAATGCCACAACACGATATATATGTCAAGTCTAAATGTATATTAAAAATGTTTAAAATCAATAACTTATAAAGTTTTATTATGAGGAGCTTTTACACTCCCCATAAAAACGAATCACTTACGCTGCTTTTTGTAATTTCTCCTCTCTATCTTTCAGCACATAGTTGACAATTTTCATAGCTTTGGTGGATGCCTTCCAGATGAATGATTCGTCATTTCCAAGAGCTTCAATCCAAGAATTGAGATATGTTGCGTTATCTTTGGTAGGACCAAAAGATATTCCAAAATGAACTGAGAGGTACATACTGGATAATTCTGCAATCAACTCTTCAAAGGCATAGTTCTTTTCATCTCTATCTAATCGGCTCTTATGCTTGGTGGCGTGAGCGATTTCATGGAATAGGACAGAATAGTAGGCATCGACAGATTTAAAGTTTTGCTTGTTTGGCATGTGAATGTAATCTTTTTTCGGAGAGTAAGAACATTCGCCACGATCTGAGTGTCTGATATCCATACCAAGAGATTCAACCACCTTGTCAATTTTGAGGTGACGCTCTTCCAAAGTGATTTCTTCTTTGGGTTCCTCATCATGGATACCTTCCATATCAGAACCATTGATCATTAGGTATGTAGTGAAGCCGACAAAAATTGGTTCTTTTAAAAGTTGACCAGTCTTTTTATCTTTTGTGACAATAATCGGTCTAATAAAAGTGACAGCCTTTGAACCTTTTTTCCAACGAATGCCATTCTTTTTCAGAGCACCAAATGTTGCCCATCGATCATCTTCCCCTAAAAACATTGCGATGATTTGATTACCACCAGTAAGAGTATGGTTTGTGAACATGTTGTACCCAAGACCTTTTCTACCGACAAAAGGTGGAGTCCAAGATTTCCCTTTACACTTTTTCATAGATGCCAAGACTACTTCATTTAGTTCTTTTATGGCTTCCTGATCTTCAATTTTATTGCCCATCTTTTTTCCTTTCTAAGTGATTCGCTATGTCTATGATTATACATGATTCGGCAATAGTGTCAAGCCCTAAACCTAAATTATTTTTTATTCATTATTTTTCAGTGGCTTACAAAGATGTTACCAGACATCGGTAACAGTTACCGATTGTTTTGATCTTAGGTAACATAAATAAAATATTGAAAACAAAACAAAAAAAGAAATCCGTTACCGATGTTACCGAAGTTTTGCTAATTTTAAAAAATATTTTTTTACCCTCGAATTTTTTCCTTATAGTAAAAAGAAATTGACTTTTTTATTTTTCTGAAGTAATTTGAAACTTATGAATGTATGACTGGGGTACATTTTTTTAACGGATTCGTGACATTGCTTAGTGTACTCCAGTCGTTTAGAAAGGAATTAAAATGCATTGTATTAAATGTGGATATAATAAAACTAGGGTATATGGCTCTGATGTCATTGACGGCAAAAGCATAAGATATAGGAAATGTGTTTCATGTGAAACAAAGTTTAAAACTGAAGAAGTTGCTGTTGACTGTGATCATTATGACAAAGAAAAACCACCTATAATATTTGAGGGAATTTATGATGACATCCCTTCTTAAAATTACTGGTGCGAATCAGGCCAGGGATAGAAATCAACATGATTTTTATCCTACACCATCTTATGCAGTTCAAGAATTATTAGATCGTGAGAAATTTACTTATGTCTGGGAACCTGCATGTGGTGATGGTGCAATATGTAAAGTGTTGGATCAAAATAATATACCTAATGTTGGAACAGATTTAATCGACTATGACTGTGGCTATAAAAGTAAAGTTGATTTTTTATTGGAACCAAAACTATTAGCTCCACAGATAATAACAAATCCACCATTCAGTTTAGGGCTTGAATTTGCAGAAAAAGCATTTGAGTTAGGTGTTGAAAAGCTTGCATTACTTGTGAGGTTACAATTTTTAGAGGGGAAGAAAAGAGGAGATTTTTTTAGAAAATGCCCACCCAAAAAAGTGTATGTGTTTTCAAAAAGATTATCGTTTAATGTTTCTGGTGAATTTCAATCTGGTGGTGTCATGGCATTCGCTTGGTTTGTATTCGGTGATAATATTAAAGGATCGACAACTGTAAGTTGGATATAAAGAAAGGAATGAGATGCCAAAAGTATATATAGTACAAAGACCGATACAGAATAAATTTGGATTTACTCCAGATTTAACAGACGCTGCAAGATATGGGGAACTGGAAGTCGTATTTGAATCAAGTGACAAACCACAATTTGTGT